TCCATTCCGTCTAAACCCAACAGAATCAGTTAACTGGATTCAAGGTACAGGCGCTATTGAAAATGGCGAAGATGGTCTAGTAGGTAAAAACACCTATGCTGCTGCTTACTACCCAAGTTGTTTAACAACTGATCCAGTAAGTGGTAACAGTGTTGTTGCTCCTCCATCACATGTTGCTTTGTACACTTATGCGTACAATGACAATGTGGCATTCCAATGGTTTGCTCCAGCAGGTTTGACACGTGGTCAAGTACAAAACGCAAGTAACGTTGGTTATTTGAATAGCGAAAACGAGTTTGTTCCAGTAGCATTGACTCAAGGTCATAGAGATGCTATGTATGAAAACAAACTTAACCCAATCGCAAGATTCCCTGCAGAAGGTATAGTAGTATTCGGTCAGAAATCACTACATACTGCGGCAAGTGCTCTAGATCGTGTTAACGTAGCACGTCTAACAGCATACTTGAGAGAGCGTTTTGCTGTTATTGGTCGTCCATACTTGTTCGAGCCAAATGACGAAAACACTCGTAAGAATGCTAAAGGTACTTTTAACGGATTCTTGGGTAACATCCTAGCACAGCGTGGTGTATACGATTATGCTGTTGTGTGTGACACAAGTAATAACACACCGGCAAGAATTGATCGCAACGAACTATGGATTGATGTTGCTATTGAACCTACTAAATCGGCAGAATTTATCTACATTCCGATTCGTATTGTCAATACTGGTGAATTATAAGATAAAACTACACTTAACTAAAGAAACAACGGCGTCAGAAATGGCGCCGTTATTTTTTGAGCATTTTGTATAAATACAAGTATAGAAAAGATTACTTTCATATAAGGAGAAACAAAATGGCTGTAATTACAAATTTTGGCGTCCCAGTTACTGGCGGCAACGCTGATTCTTCACTAATGCCAAAACTACAATATCGTTTCCGTGTAACGTTTAGTGGTTTAGGGACAACCACTGCTGGTATGCCCAAAGTTACACAAAACGTTATTAGTGCTCAGCGTCCTTCTGTAGAACATGAAGAAGTGACACTAGACGCTTATAACAGTAAAATTCGTATGCTTGGTAAACACACATGGCAGGACGTTCAAATCGTATTACGTGACGACGTTACTGGCGATGTTGCTAAAGCAATTGGTGAGCAACTACAGAAACAAGTAGATCATGGTACTCAAAGTACTAGAAAAGCAGGTGCTGACTATAAATTTAGTATGAAGATTGAAACACTAGACGGTTCTAACGGCGGACCAGCCGCGGCGGAAACAGGTGCTCATATACTAGATACATGGGAACTAGTTGGTTGTTATCTACCTAGTGTACAATACGGTGACTTAAACTATAGTTCAAGTGAAATGGTACAGATTACAATGACTGTGCGTTATGACAATGCTAGCCACGCAATTACTGGTGTTGGTGATGTACTTGGAGTAGATGGCGGCACGACACTTCCAACTGATGCAGACTCTAGAGCGACGAGAATCGCGTAAAGGTAATTAACGATGGCGGTAGTCCTAGGTCCTTATAACGCTGCTAGTGGAGTCTACGGGCAAAATCAAACTGGTGGTAGGAATACACAGCCACTTATACCTAGAGACAAATTCAACTTCGTTGTTAAATTAACATACAGGAATCCTTCAGCAAAAGAAGGATTCCTGACTGTTGTTTTTGACAAAATTGCTAGCATAGCAATGCCAAACGCTAGTGCTAGAACACAAGTTCTTAATCAATATAATAGAAAAAGAATCGTACAAACTGGTTACGATTATACACCTATTACAATAAGTGCTTATGACACAAGAGATGCCCAGTTAGAAAAATTTCTAAATGTGTATTGGGAACATTACTTTGCTGGGCCATTTATTAGAAAAGATGAAAAGCAATTTATTGATGATCTTATATATACAGGCACGTTTGGTGGTGGACAAACCAGTAACGCAGGTTTTAGACTATCAAACTTTAAATATTTTATTAAAAAAATTGAAATCGTAAGAAAAAGTTCTCCGGAAGATATCAGTTTAACTACAGTATACAATCCTGTTATCACGTCTGTTGATGCTGATGGGCTAGACTATTCAGATAGTACTCCAATGAAATACGGACTTACTTTTGCTTATGAAGGCTTCACTACAGTGTCTGGAGACAGTAAAGAATTTCGTGATCTACTTATTGATACAGGATTAGAGAACAGCGAAACAATTGAAACATAGGATAGTGATCTATGGCTAAGTTTCAGCAAGGCATATACACATTATTAAATCCAGGAAAGTATGTAGGCAAACACATGCCTAGATATCGCAGTGGTTGGGAACTCGCAGTTTTTAGAATGTGCGATAACCATCCTAATATAATAAAGTGGGGAAGTGAAACACATCGTATACCTTATAAAAATCCTGTCACAGGTAAGGCAACGACGTATGTACCAGATCTATTAATGATATATACTGATAGAGAAGGCAAACAACATGCTGAAATGGTAGAAATCAAACCTGCCGGACAAACATTAGGCGAAGCAAAGGGTAGACAAAACCAGTTAATGGCGGTAGTCAATCACGCTAAATGGGAAGCGGCTAGAGCATGGTGTAAAGGAAACGGGCTTGGATTTCGTGTTATTACAGAAAACGAAATTTTCAACAAGCCACAGAATTCCAAAAGGAAAAAAAGATGACCAAAAAACTTGAAGAAGAATTCAATCTCCCTCCACTTGATGATATTGTTTTTAAGGGTGAAGAGGATACTCCCCTTGTAGATCGAACCGAAGTAGATGTACAAAATGAGATTACAGTTACCAAACAAACAATGGATGTAACTGAAAGGGTAGACACAGCGTTGCCTATCGTACAAGGACTAGAACAACTAGACAGAGAAATGGACGAATATGCTACTAAAGCAATGCGTACATTTGAAGATTTGTGTGATTTAGGCAAAAATGTAGAAGACAGACATGCTGCTCCTATATTTGATAGTGCTAGTAAAATGCTCACAGCGGCACTACAAGCAAAACAAGCCAAACTAGACAAAAAATTAAAGATGATTGAACTACAAATGCGTAAAGCAAAACTTGATTTAGACACTAGAAAAGTAGATGCTAGCCTGGCAGATAAAGAAGAAAATCCAGAAGAGATTGAAGGTAGAATTATTGGGGATCGAGCTAGTCTACTAGCAGATATTATGAGCAAAATGAAAGAAACGGATAAATAATAGTAACGGAGAATTAGTGCTATGAAATCTTTTAAACAATATTTACAAGAATCAAAACAATCTTTTGGATTTCGTGTCAAACTTGCTCATGAGCCTACTGATGCTCAGATTGAGAAAATTGAAAACCATCTAGCAAAATACGACCTTGAAGGTGGTGTAAGTGCGCCGAAAAAACTAATGTTACAGAGTGCACCCTATGATTTCCCTCAATTACGCGGTTACGAAATTTATGTAATGGAATTTTCAACTGCTCGTCCAGTGAGTGCGTATCAGATTACTACTGAATTACAAAATTTACTAGGATTAAGAGACGGTATGATGAAAGTCAGAAGTGACAGAGAGCCACTTGAAGCGGCGGAACAAGCGTCGATTGACGGAGAAGAAGGCAGACCAGTATTATTAGGCGATGATGATTACAGCGAAGCAGAAAAAATTGACGGCGCTGATTATTATGGCGATAAATTTAACACAAGTTTTGTACAAGAGCTTTTAAAACTCCGTAAAGATAAAGAAAAAGAAATCGCGGGGAAAGAAATCGATGAGTGATATTAACAGAATTTTGGCATTGTCCGGATTAGCACAAAATGGTATTAACATGAGAGCAGCAGTTTCAGATGTAGACGAATCAATTGAAAAAGACAGCGAGATGGCAGAAGCAGTTGGCGACAGTGCCGAACCTTTTTATAAACTACAAGATGATTTTTGTGGTGGTGAATCTCCAAGTCATGCTCACAGAGCATTTATTGATGAAATAGCTCGTTGGATGACCGGTGATCAGGTTGCAGATTTTGTAGAACATATTCGTAGACATTATGATATGAATGACACAGAAGAGAATGTTGAAGAAGCAGACAGTGAATTGTCAGTTATGGCAAACAGTAGAGATAAAGTAGAAAGCACCTACGCTGCGATTATAAAAGGTGATGCGGAGCAAACTGAAGTAGGCGATTATATTGGTCATGGTATGACAAAAGACCAAATACTTAAACTCATTGACATGCTAGAGCCACAAGGCTACGACAAAGATTTCTTGTTAAAGGATCTTGCTCCGATGATGGAAGCAGGTGGCGACAAGGTAGATAACAGTGAACTAAGCAGAATTTTAAAGTTATCAGGACTTGAAGTATCAGAAGACCAAATTGATGACGAAGAAGTAGACGAAGCACAAGTAACTGAAAACAAAATGAGTGAGAAGGTTACTGAAATCGTTGACATAATTATGAAATTAGCAGAACGTGAAACAGAGCAGTGGGCAGACGATCCAGAAATGGATGGTGGAGATGCTAACTACTTTATGAGCGTTGCCAGAGAACTAGAAGGTAGTGATTGGGATATGGCCCGTGACGCTATCTTAGATGGTGATACAGCGCCAAAAGAAGAAGTATTAAGCATTATCGCTGATAACTCTCCAGAATTATTAAAAGCACTATTTCCGCAAGATGCTGAAAAAGAACAGTACTTGGCAACTATGCGTAGAGAATCAATATCAGAACAACTCAAAGATGAGTTAATAAACGAACTTATGGGAGACTAAGTTATGAATGATCTAGAAAGAATTCTCAATCTAGCAGGAGTAAAATATGAGGCTCCTGTAGCAGAAGAGACAGCAACAACTGAACGTGAACTTAAAGAAGGTATCACGTCATTACAGTGTAAGCATTGTGGTGATATGTTAGGACAGCCAACCACAGATTGTGGTTATGACAGTATGGATCCAAAAGGTGATAACTGGGTTATGGTAGATATCGATGGTGACGGAGATCCTGATCT